CAGATGGATCGAACACAGCACCGTCGTTAGGGATAAAGTCTTCTGGCACTACATACCTCCTTGTGGCTGCATAGATTGAGCAATTACCTGTAGAACCTCGTCATCAGGAATACCTTGGCGCATCATCACGATGGCCTGTTCAATAACGTCATCTGGTAGACCACGGTCCTGGAGACCTTGTACAAGCATCATCTCGTGAGGTTCAAGTTGCTCCTCACCCTGTTCTTCAGGTTGGTCTTGTGTGGTTTCAAGGGTCTGCATATCTGGTACCTCAGACATCTCTTCTTGAGGTTGCATCTGTTGGTCAGAATCTTGCTGTGCTTCCTGTGGTAGTTGCTGACTTTGTTGTGCCGCCTGAGCTTGCATCATCTGCTGTTGAGCTGCTTGCTGTTCAGTCATAGCCTGTTTCTGTTTGATTTGTTCTGCGAACTGTGCGGCATCTACCTGAAGTTCTTCAGCATTTTCTACACCAGATAAAGCGATTACCTTGTTGTATAGCTCAGCCTGCTTCTCTGGGTATTGATGCATAATTGCCTGAAGCATAGGAGAGTTCTGTACACGCTCGAGAATAGTGTCGATGTTCTCCATCTGCTTCTCATCTGACTCTTTGTCTGAGGTAGATGCATCAACGGTAAATCGAAGCATCTCGGTGTATTCGTCGTAGTCGATGGTGTACTTGTTGTCGTCAGTTACGAGCGTAGGGTCGATCTCACGTACCTTACGTGCTGTGTCGTCATCGAGTTCAATCTCTTCAAGACCATGCTTGTTAGAGAAGTGGATGTTAAGCATCGTCTCGCAGTTGTCTGACCACCATGCCTCAAACTGCTTGCGCATGTAGTTATCTGATACACCAAGCTTTAGTTGCTGTGCCTGTACACCTGCAGAGGTCTTAGAGAATCCTGGGTTGCCTACTTCAGATGAGGTAGAAGTATCACCGTTATTGTTGAGTGCGAGAATCTGAGACTTAAACAACCCGTAGTCTTGGGTAAAGTTAGATAGAGCAGTAGTGTCTAGGGTTAATGGTTCGAGAGTGCTATTCTCGTCTGAACCAAGATCAATAATTGCATTAGGCTGTAATTTAGCCTTAGATTTATCCCAGTTACCACGCTTAACAAGGGGTGGAGCTAACATAAGAGCACGGTTGTATTGGTAACTCTGCAGCATTGAGTCGATAACGTTCTGCATGCCACCAGACATCTCAATAACGCCTCGGCCGAGAGGGTTCTCAAAGTCGAGGGTTGTATACATGTAGTTAACAGGCATCTTGCCGCGTGGGTCTTTGTTTATACGCTCACAGACGAACTCTTCTGGACCTGACGCCCAAGAAAAGAAAGGTGCTTTAACGCCCTTTTGGAAACCGTGTACGATATGAATAGCCTCTGAACGAGCGTTGCGCTCCTTCTCGCCAGAAGACTTAGCTGCTTCATCTTTCTCGGTCTTCCATTGTTTGAGACGCCTAAGGGCTGGTAGTTTCCACTCCTCGTCGTACTTTTCGCCACCTTCGCGCGCAGCTTTACGCTGTTTCAGGATACGTTCAATGATCCCGTCAATATCAGATTCCTGATACCATGCCTGTACAAAGAAGTAGTCGCAGGCCTGGAATGTAAGCTTACCTGATTGGAAGAATCCATCTTTTACGTAGAAGTATTTAAAGTCAGCACCATATGAGTAATCATGCTTTGTGAATAAGTTCATGGTACCGATAGCACCAAATGTCATAGACTTAGATACAACTGCCCAACACTTCTGGATAGCATCAGCATCTAGGTTGGCGTTTGGGATAATGTCGTTGTAGAGTACGAAGTTGGCAACGATACTCATCACCGTGCCTTGGGTAGTCTCTACTTTACCTGAAGGTAACTGCTGGATGACACGCTTAGGAAGGCTATCAACAATACCAGCCATAGTGCCATCGGTATTCTTTGGATATGACTTGTTGATACCAGGGTGAGGACGGTTACGAGCAATGCGCTCATATTCAGACAACGGATCAAAGAATGGCGTCATATACGCCTTGGAGCTCTCCCATCGTTCTTTGAAGTTGTCTTTTGTTAAGAAGGGCACTGACACATTCCTTAGGTTTGCGACCCTGTGTGTCAGTAGCCTTTTATGTTATATTAGCAGTCGTTTATTGGTAAAAATTAGTTCATGTAGCGCGACGCAAAGTCTATACGCTGCTTATCGGCTTGCTGCTCGAACCATCTCCTGGTATACATCGGGGCCTCTGGTTCTATGCATAGCTGTCCATTATCAGTATCTATAAGGAACTTCTCTCGTGCGGCTATTGCATCTTCATATGAGGGAAACATACCAAGGTAGTGTCTCGTATTCTTTCTGAACACACGCAAGCGGTATCTACCATCTGGGTATTGGTAGATGTCAATTCCACCTTTAGACACGTCATACCTCCCATGTCTTGATTACGTAACGTTTACCTTTACTAGATATATCTCGTTCAAACTTGATATGCTTACAACCTTTATTATCTTGTTGGAGTTTGATAAACATAGCAAGTTCTTCAGAATCTGAGGTTACTTCCTCACGAGAGATGTATCGTTCGATTGTGGAAGGTTTACTATCGTAGTAGGTAGTCTCTACTAGCTTTTGTCCGTATTTGATGTTCATTTATCGTTGCCCTTTCCTCTAAAGCCAATCTCGTTACGATCAGTTGAAGGTATAGAAGATACCAAGTCATTCATGGTGCTCATAATTGCTTGAAGCTGGGTATCGGAGAAAGACCAGCGTAATGCATCTATCTTTGCCAAAAGTATCTCTTTGTCCTTATCGCTCATATTTCTCCTTAGTAAAGGTAACTTGTTGTATCGCCTGATGAGTAATCACTATCGTCGTCATCTCTCGGGAAGTAAGACTCAAGAGCATAACGTATAGGGTCAAGCAAGTGGTTATCAATATCTGGTGCCTGGTTGATGAACTTATCCGTAAGCTTATCTTTCATCCATATATACCGTTCGTATTCCTTCTTAAGGTTTGTACTGCTCTTGGTAGCTGATATAGGCTTGGATTGTACGAAGTCGATACCAACGTTGATACTGCCTTGTCCCTTATTAGCGGGGAGAACGTTAAGACCTAGTAGTTTAAGACGAGCAATACTCTTAGGCTCGGAACTATCTGCAATAATTAGCTTGTTTGGATCAGGTAGAGACTTAACAAACTCAGCAATGTCCTCGTTACTCATACCATATTGGTAGCAGCGTTCATCAAAGATAAACCCACCATTATACTCATAGACATCGACGATACCTGTTGGGTCGTTAGTGTACCCAAAGTCTAGGCCGCGTTTAACAAACCGCGCTTCATGTGGTATTTCATCAATCCACTTCCAACCTGTGTAGATGCGTCCTTCAATCTCACCAAGCTGACCTTCACCATATACCTTCCACCACCCAGCATTACCTTTGTGAGCTTCAATCTTCATTACAGTCTTCTCATCAAGAGCTTCATTATCCTTGTATGTAAGAGTAATAAAGTCGAACATACCGGCATACAATGGGTTCTGCATAATCTCTGTATACGCCCAGTACTCCACACTAGGATTCCAGTCAACCCATACAGTTTCGCGTGTACGAGTGGCCATGTGGTCGAAGATAGCGTATGGAATGTTGTTCCCCTCATTGACATAGAGAATGTCACGCCGTGGCCCATGTGCCTTACTAGGTGCGTCGGCTGAGAAGAAGTGCATCTTTGTGCCGGTCTCAAACGTATAGGTTGTGAGTGTCTTATTCCACCTAGCCTCATCCCAATAGTTATGGGCTTTCATGATGTTCTCGAAGTCTAGCATTGCCCCACCTCGCATATGGGGCATGGTCTCTGATACGACATCAATGAGGATGTTCTTACGAGATTGAGCTGTATCAATTAATACCTGAAGGATAGATATAGTCTTGGATGCTGATGTACCACCAGCCACAAGCCTAAAGTCTTTCTTTAGGGCTAGCACTTTCTTAAGTGATGTAGTTGGTAGATAAGGCACTTATATCATCCTTGATGTTAAATATTGCTATTTTTAGTAGATTGGTTATACCAGGCCGTATATTCTGGCACTTACTATTTACTAGATATATCATCAGGCGATTTATCAACACTCATTCCGCCTAAGATTGGTGTAGGTAAGTCTTTGCCATTGGTAGTCATGTCAATCTTGTCACCATACTTCTTAGGCTTAAGCTTCGATGCCGCCCACTTACGGGTATCAATAATAAGCCTTGCCCGGGCGACATCTATGTTGTTATCCCTAGCAATGTCCTCCATATCGTCGGTGAGGGTATCAGCTTGTTCCTCCTTAGCACGCGCGTATTGTGCCGAAAAGTCTTCCTTCTCCCCAAGCCACTTAATAACAGAGGAAATAGATGGCATATCTTCGTCTTGGCATATAGATCGTAGCGATCGACCAATAACAATCTCTTCACATATCTTGTCTGCTACCTTTTTTGAGTAGGCTGTGGGTCGTCCCATTTGGCTAGTCATTTAGCTTGACCTTTCTTAAATACAGCTGCTTAGGAGCACGATGAATCTTAGTACCTTCGTACCACTCATCCCACGTCGTCTCTTGTCTATAGATTTGGTTATTCCAAGTCATAGATACCAATGACCATAAAGGGAGTAGCCAGTATCTCCAGAATCCTACTTTGATTCGTTCGTTATCCATTACTTCGCACCTGATCCTATCTCGCCCTTGTCAACGAACGCTGGATAAGTCTTACCGAGCCATAAGGTACCATCATCGTCTATATGCTTTAGGTATTTGATCGGTTCGCCTTGAGTAAGGTTTGTAACGTTTGGTATAAGCATTTCACTTCTATCGAATATGCTCTGGGCATGACTAACAATTTGGTTAACACTCTCGATTACTTTGTCTCGTGCTTCAGGGCTTACCCATCCACTGTCTATAAAAGCTTTCTTAATCTCAGGTATGGCTGCATTTCGGAATGCCAACTTAACCTCTTCATCATCAATACAGCCTTGCGCTTCCTTGATTAATGCATGGAGTTTCTCGTCTAACCTACTCATCTTCATCCTTCGTCACCTCTACTTCTTTAACTACTTTGGTTTGTAAGATAACTTGTTCAGGGTCTGATAACGGAATACCCTGGCGGAGTTGAGAGGCTTTTATGGCCAGGTTAATCGAATTAGACATCTTCTACTCCTATCGTGTCCCTAATCACCTCGAGGCCGCCCAGCACATCCATGTATACACGCGAATCTTTTGAAATCTTGACGTTAGCTTTTGGGTATTCAGCCATCCTTGTAAATGTGATTACCTTTGCCTCAGTATGGCTATCGTATTTAACTGGGCTTTTTTTCAACAAGTAACTTGGGAATATTTCTTGCTTTAGATGTTGGAACCAAGAACGGGGGACTTTCCAGGTGAAATCTACTAAATACTTATCGTCGACTATCTTTGAAGCAAGCACGTCAAATGTTACATCAAGTATTTTCCCTTCAATGCCAGGGATATTGTCATGCATCCTAACTGCTAAGCTTTCAGAAGAGTAAGCGCCGAGGTTAATGGATGCTCCTTTCTTTACCCTATCTAGCGCGATGCGGTCGAAAGTCACCAACTCATCGGGATTGGACATAGCTGCCATTACTTCTCATCCTCCACAATCATCAATCCCTCAGGTTTACCCATAATGATCTCTTTACCTAATACACGGTTGTCTTTAGTGATCTTTATCTTCCAGTGATGTTCGCCATCTTCTTGCTGAAAGGTCAGTACCATGAACTTCTCAGTCTGTCGTGCTATGGTTTCCTTCATCTTCTCAATGGCTTCTGGCTTGAATACAGACGTCATATCTATGCTGCGTTTGTTAGGCATTATTGCCACCCTTATAGAAGACTTCAATCATCTTCTTACTTACACGTTTAAAGAAGCTATCGAGTTCTTTTCTTGTGCGCAAAGCCTTTATATGTGCTTCAAGATCGTCTAAGTCTACATATTTAGTCCAGCGTAGTGCGTATCGAGCTTTGAGTCTGTTTAGCATGTAGTTCTCCGTGTTATGTTTGCTAATCAACTAATCTGCGAGACGCACGTGTTTACTTCCGGCCAGAAGATTTGAAGAGGAATATAATGAAAAACCAACCCGTGGAGGGTAATACGGATTCCCTTTCTGATTTTTGATCGTGCGCTCGACGCAAGGTGCAGTCGTAGAACATACGACTCGCAGACTAGTAAATTGTTAAAGTAATTCACATCTCGTAACCACGGCCAAGCAAATCGATTATTCTTTTTCTATGCCCTGACTCAATCTAGCCTGATGACTAACATCTGCGAGCCCGGTTGGGTTGGGAAGATTACTGTTGAACCAATCCCAGAACTTCCGCCTAATTAGTTTCTTGTATGCGGATAATTGGCGCTCCGGTAGGCCAAGAAGCTCTGTCTGCAGAAACACTTCTCCAATGAGGTGGTCGACCGACCCTACGGCAATACCCGCAATCGGGTTATTGTAGTCTGCGATCTCCCAGCTATCGTATGTATTATCCGGTGTATCAATCTCTTGTACATTTCGTTCGTCAATCGTGTTAGGGTCGACGAATCTTTCAAAAACTACTGCGTCTTTCATTCTGTCCTTCTTTCTAGTAGCTTGGCCGCGAATATGAGATGTGAATTGTAAATAAAAAAGCCCTCAGATAGGCTCACAAAAATACCCAAAGTTTGCCGCTTGGGATAAGATCATGAGCCCGTTTGAGGGCTTGTTAAAATTGGGTTAGGATTTACTGTTTGTGGTAATAGTTATTCCTAATATAGCGTACAGTGCTAGTGTTTGTCAAGATTAGACGCTATATGTAGCGTTAGAAAGGGATTTGAGACAAATCAATAGGCTTGTCGTCAATGTCTTCTACTACCACGTCGTTTGACTGAGATTCATTCTTACCTAGAAGTTGCATAGTCCTGCCTACGATCTCCACAGTGTAGCGTTTGTTACCAGACTTGTCTTCCCAGCTACGTTGCTGCAAGTTGCCTGAGACAGCGATTTGCTTACCTTTCTTTACATACTTAGAAGCAATCTCTGCTAGCTTGTCGAATACAATCACGTCAAAGAAGTTGGTACGCTCTCCTTGTGCATTACTTGCTACACTAATGGTTGCGATGTTCTTACCGTTTTGAGTAGTACGTAGCTCTACATCTTTAACAGCTCGTCCGATGATTGATACTTGGTTTAAATCCATTACTCCTCCTTATGCTTCTCTCTTATTACGTAAACTAGATAGCCTACTCCTGCAAGTACTATCGCTACAGTAATTGCTATTGCGTCTAAAACCCATAGGACTGTTGCTAGTCCTATGAGAGTTGTTTGATCCATGTTATTTCTCCTTAATAAAAACTACCCGTAGGTAGCGGCTGTATTTATCCTCTTTATGTATTTACCGATTCCTAAGACTCATCATCAGTGACCCGATTGAAGTGAACAGGGCTATGCACGATAGCACTAATGAATACCACTTAAGGCTGATAATAAACAAGAGTAACGGAGAAAGTATCGCCATCGTTACCCCAATGAAGAAAACCTTCTCTCCTATATCGCTTTTCGATAGTTTCATTTATCCTCTCCTAATAGTACAATGCGCCATTCCTTTTCATGTAGTTTGATAGATTCTCTAGCGTCATCCTTGGTCTTGAATTTAACAGGCTCACCACTAGTTATGTTATCCTCGTGTACAATATTCAAGGTGCCCCATAAGCTTACATAATAGAAATTATCACCATACTTCCACTCATACCCCTTGGTATCTCCCTTAAGTACTTGAAGGGCTTTGAGGTAGGTGAGATGTCTTTGGGCTGCTTCTTCAGTTCGGAAGATGTTACCAACACTTGTCCTACGAGTATCACTGATCGGATAAAAACCAAATTCGCCCCTGTAAATAATCCCGCAGCCCTCAATGTGCCAGTACTCATCACCCTTTTTAGGCCAAGTATCATCCTCTAAAGACTCAATAAGCTTCTTCTTGTCTTCCTCGGTTAGTTTCTGTGTATCTAGTTCTATAGTTTGGTTTGATAGTTTAAGGTTCATATTTACTCCTTTATTCCTTATACCCGAACGTCTCCATGATTGCATCAGCAAAGCTCTTAGCGGTAATAATTATGGGCAGTCCAATAACACCTGATGCAGCGATCAAGAACATAGCCTCTTTCATGTCCATTATTGTAGTGAGCCATGCAAATGTGATTATTAATGCTATGAGGTATATAGCCACTAAGAGTCTGTTACTCATTTTCTATACCTGAGGCCCTAGCCGCTACACCCAATACTTCTATGGTTTTGTACCCATTTAGGTATTTTGGGAAATCACCACCTTCGTCGAAATATCCGAGAAGTCCGCGCTTAAATCTCTTGTACCACTCTTTACCTGTCATAAGGTTAGACCGTGGATCAGCTGGGTAGAGCGTGCCGTCTTCCCTAACAGCAATGTTCTGTGTGGTTAGTGGGTCAAAGCGCCACCCTTCATCTATAAATGCCTTTTTAACAAACAACGCTTGGAGATTGATAAAATTCTCATCGAACCTGTCTTCTGAATCTACTTCTTTGAGTATTTTGTATAGCTTCTTATCTAAATCTGACATCATCTGTCCTTCTATATCGCTTTACTAGATAGTGTCGTAATCGAGCATACGTTTTAAACCTCGTAACACTCTTTGCTGAAACAGTAACCCATTCTTTAAGGTCACTCCCATCCTGTCCCTGTCCCCAGACCATACCTATGTGAAGAGGCTTAAGCCATAGGTGCTCAAATGGCGGCTTAGGAGGTGAGAGAGCGTATACCTTCATACCACTGCGCAGTCGTCTCATTACTCTTCTTTCTGTGATTGCTTAAGGGTAGCAGTAATTGGATAGTTAGGAGCCGGGTCTACACCTGTCACTCTTTCATACTGGCCTCTGATAGCGCTTTTAATTCCCTTGAATATAGGGTCATTGTCATCGTCATCACCCGTTGAACTGAAATGTATTTTGTCAATCACTCCAACAGCCCAAGCAGTAGCATTCGTCTGTGCTTCCAAGGCTATGTGCTGGTCACGAGATTTCAATGTTTCTTTAGCCCGTTTAAGCCACTCAGCCTCATTTTTAGACCCGTCTACTCCGTTTAGCCATGCTACTCTGTATAGGTGTAGTAGCTCTTCATCATAAAGGGGGTGTTCAATTTGAGACGCCCCTTTAACCTGGTTCTGGCGAATCATACAATGTTCACAAGATACTCCCGATAGTGCATTGTTATGGCAGTTGCAAGGGCATCCTAGGTATTTATTCTCTTTATTAGGTGTGTCTAAATTACTCACTGAATACCTCCTTGAATACGTATGCACCCATTTCTGGTAGTACTGCGTTACGTAGTAGCTTACGCTGGTTCTTAGTGCCCTCAGGCAATTTAATGCCATATACGCTGCTTAGAGTGTCTACTGTCTGATGGTTAATTGGACCGTCGTAGCCTCGCTTAAATGTCTTATCATCAATCTTCTTGTTACTCCATACATAGTGCCGCTCGACAACAGCTGTAGGTGGTATGAGGGGAGTGTAGTATGGTGTTACGTTCTCAACTACCCAATCACCTTTAAAGAAGTGCTGCAACCATATAATTTCTTGGTATAGTGACATATCTGGATACTTTCGCCGGCCACGAGCAACGCTTACAGTGCTCATGCGACTATGTGTAGGACAAGGAGGGGATGACCAAATGAAGTCGAACTCTTTGTAATGGTCTAGCAGATACTGATGTGCATCACCTACAACCACTGTATCGTTTGGATATAGCGTCTTATAGACATCAGCAATGTATTGCTCACTCTCAACAGCTGTAACCTCATGTTCGTCGCCCCAAAGCTTCCTGTTGCCGCCAATTCCAGCGTATAAATTAAGTATCTTCACGTCATTAACTCCCATAAGATTTGATTACGCATTACTCTTATCCCAAATATATTTAATTGCGATGGCTAAGGTTGATTCAGCCATAAGTTGCAGCCATATGTCAGAGCTTTTCGTATTAGTGAATGTGTCGATACCAATAGCTGATATAACGCTGCTTATAATGATTAATTTAGGAAGTGATACTGTCTTACTCATCGCTTATCTTCTCCCTCATCAAACACTACTTGTGCAGAATCTCTTAAGAATCGACCTATACTTGATTCGATAGGATAGAAAGTCGTAATCTTGTCTGGCTCCCCTAATTCGCTTCGATCATAATTACCCGCGTGAACCATTGTGTGATGCATTCGTAGGGCTGATACGACGAGAGCGATCTGTTTATCTGACGGAGATGCGATACCATAACGACGCGCTTCATCATCGACAACAGGCCTTAGATGCTGCGCAATTGTCTTGCCGCCGATTAATGCCTCACGATGTCCAGTGTATTTACTCATAGTCTTTTCTCACTTCCTCGATAGCGTGAACTCCTACAACTTTTACGCCATTGATGTTTTCTACCGCTTGGCTTTTAACCTTATCTAATGCTGCTCGTACTCCAGAATTGATGAGTTTTACTATGTCAGCAGTAGCAAGGAGCTGTAGCGGAGAATCCCTGCCAGCATCAGGCGGCATGTAGGCAATGTTTAGTATCTTCTCTCGTAATTCATCTTGCTGCTTGCTCATAACCCCTTACCTCGCTTGTATTTCTCAATTTCGTCAATCACCCATTTCTCAAACTGCTTGATGCTCATTTCAATGCCTCTAGTTCTTTCTTTAGGTCAGTGATGTGCCTATCAAGCTCTGCACGAGTCATCTTACTCAAGTCGTTCATAGTACGGTTTTTCTTAGGGTAGGACTTCATATAAAGCTTTGCTTCGTTTATTTGTTCCTGGAGAGAGTAAGCTTTTATGAGCTTCATAATCCTATCGTTAGCACCTTTCTTCGTGATGTAATGCATAACGTCAGTTGCACCGAAATGTGCGTATAGACCGAGTATGTCATCTATTTCGTTCCGCAGCTCTTCATCGCCTTGTATAGGTTTGTTGTTAGGCATTAGAGCTCCCCATTTTCATCTGGTTCTTCCTGCACGTGCGAGACTGTAAAGTTAATCTTTGCGCCTGTCTGTTGCTCAATGAGGTCTACAGTGTCAAGAATAACATCAGGCTTATATGCCATATTTGGGACATCGGTAACCTGTACGGTAGCCTCAAGAGTTGGCCGCTGGAATAGCTCATTCGGTATATCGAGATTGATCTTTATAGCGATTTCATCCCATCCTAGTGGTGGTTTTGTTTTTCGTACTGCTTTAACACCATTTTTGTTAATAACTAACCAGTTACTTACTTTCATATCCCTTACTCCTTCTCTAGTTTTAAATTGTATTTGGAGGCACGGAGACGCTGTTGGCGTAGATTACTTCTGAGTACTAGATCGTTACCATCGTAGTTACCTAGAATATCCCTAACCATCGCTTCAATGGCGGCTTTAGCTTCATCAATGGCACCATCCGATAGACTCCAGTCCTCAGCGCCATTGTTGTCATCCACCGCACCAGCATCACGTACTCGCCTTAACAGATACTCAATGCTTTGTGGTTCGTTCATAGCTTTTCCTCTTTAGACTCGACCTTGGCATCTCCGTCTTTCCATAATTCTTCATTCTCTCTACGTAGAAAGTCGTCAAACTCATCATCATCGCCTTTAAGCCACTCATCCCATATCGCGTTCCACTCGTCTTGTTTACCATCCAGATGTCCTTCTAGCTCACGACGATCGCCGTAGGATTCTACAGTAGTCAGGACTTCTCGTTTTGCTTTACGAAAGTCTATGTTAGGGAGTTCTTCATCTTCGTGGCCTATTATCCAGTCGATAAGGTTATCAAGTGCTTTATCTATGTCTTCTGGTACTGATGTAGTAGGTAAGTTCATAATGTCTCAGCACTTTCATTAGACGCCATATTTTCAAACTGCTCGTCGGTTACGTTGACTACAAATGCTTCGTTGTACCCACCGACATGTTTTGCAACTGTCCGCGTCACCCACTCGGCTTCTTCCATGTCTTCGGATTGTCGCCCTGTAATTTCTATTACGATTATTCGTTTACTCATTCTCTTTACTCCTTATCCTCTTGTTGAACTTAATATGTGTATTCTTTGGTTGTATACGTTTGCCGTTCTTTATGAGCTGAATAAATCCTGCGCTACCTGTCTTCACTTCGTAGTTGTCGTAAGATTTCTTGATACGATTTGATACACGCCTCATTTCTTATCCTTTACTGGGGTTATTGCCAATTTGAACTAAATACACTTAATTCTGTGTAACGTATAGGTTTACGGGTAGGGTTGATAGGAAAGAACTCTACACTCTTCTGACCGAACTTACTGTTTAGATAGCCCCAATAGCTTTTGCCTTGCTTGTAACCGTTGCTACCGTCTTTGCCGAGGAACTTGTATTTACGCATCCTTAATCTCCTTTACCTTTCTCTTGTAATTTTTAATCAACATATCCAACTCGCCATCTGTCCACTTATAGGGAGTTTTCACACTCTCCAAAATGTCGATGGTTTGCTGTCCGTATTTCTCAAGCATAAACCTGTAATACCCTGTTAAATTGCCCTCATCAAACCTATTACAGCTCGAGCATTGGGAGTGTACGTTTCTTTCATCCCACCTGGTAGCCATCCATCTTCGATTAATAAAGTGGCCAGCATCAGCAAGTGAGTAGGGCTTTAGTTGTCCGCAAGAACAACACGTAAAATACCCATCTTTTGAATCCCTCAACCGTATGTATTGAGAGAATATCTTATCTAACTTCTTAATGAGCTGTTTATTGGCCACGTTCCTCCTTTTGTGAACTTTTATGGTCTCCTAGCAACATCCAACCCGATACCATTTAGGACTTTTACATCGAGAACCGTCATACTTATTACTAGGAGTATTGAAGTGGCCTGACAGTGGATTGGCTAGAAGCCGCACTCCGCAGTTCCTCACGGATACCGCTGCCCTTCAATATGGCTGAGTATATGAGGCAAGGATTTGACGAGGTCTGTGGTCTCCAGAAAAGCGGCCGCTTGTCCAAATCCGTTATACTCGTATAGTCACCTTGCACGCTGAGTTGCCAACCCACATCGGCCGAACTCAGCTTAGAACATGTGGTCAAGCGTCTACCTATTCCGCCACTCACATACCCATAAAAATTCACAATAGATTGAGTATAAAACCCTTGCAGCAAGACTCGAACTTGCACACTGTCTTGTCGGGTCGTTCTCCATTTAAGACACAGGAGCCCTTAGCCTTTACCATTTGGCTATACAGGGGTTTTATACTCAATCATTCAAATTGTTAAGGTGTTGGCGGCTCTCGCATAGCCGCCAACTGGTTGTTAAATACTCTTTGCACTTTCTACGGATTGCAAAAACAAATCTGTAGCTTTATCTATGTCATCTAGGCAAAGGCAGGCAGGGTAATCCTTCTTGCATCCGTCACACCAGACAAACCCGTTGTACTTACTCCAGTCCAACCAATGTGATCTGGATGATAGGTAGCTGTCTGGGCACTCCAACCCAAGTTCTAGAGGGGTCTTTGCCTGTTTATCTTCAGCAAGCCCCATAACTGCTCTTACTTTATTCTTGTTTGCCATTGTTCTTCTTTCGTAATTTCTTGAAAAATGAGAGGACGTCTATATAGTCCTCTGTGTACTCGTAATGGATTTTCAGCCTAGATAATTTAGATTCACTATTCGTCATCTAGTAGGCTCATAGCTTTCTTGTCTGCTGGGTCAACTGTGCATAACGTTCCTACAGTCGTACCCATTCTGCTAATCTTAGTGCCGGTCTTTTCTACAAACCCAAACTTTTTCAGTTCAGATAACCTGCCAGTGATTGAGTTGATCGGCCAGCCGAGTGCATCAGCAATATCCTGAGCGCTTGGTCGCATCCGTTCCATAATCTTCAGCTGGTCGTATACAAGCCGTTGTTTTCTCCCCAAGTCTTTCAACTCGTGGTATGATTTCTTACTTAACTCTGATACCCCCATAACTACCTCCTAGCTATGTTTAACCCTGTCTTGATTTATCAATGTTTCGATGCTTGGCATTTCAAATACCTTGCCTGTAACCGTTACGAGATGCGCGCATAATACGTCGATTGCATCACCGATTTCTTTTGTCGTTAGTTCTTTAGTAGAACTCTTGTTGTACATGGCCATAATGATTGGCCTCAGTAAATACTCTTTTGCTGCTTCAGGTGTCCACGGTATCTCTGCGTTGTGCTTTAGCACTCGCATCATAGATAAACCGCTTTCATTTAAACCGTCGGCTATGTGATTCATAAGTAGGTGAAGTGAGCGATTTTGTCTGAGTGTTCGTTGTTTCACCACCATTTGTGAGCTATCCAGAAGCTCCGCGCGTTCTCCCATGTCCCGTACCGTCCTTTCATATATTCAGTAAAGTATGCGTCCTGGCATTCATAATCTGTTGGTGCGCATAGCATCTTACTGCAGGGGAGGGCCTGGCCCAGTCCGCAGGCACCTGACGATTTATTTACTGATGATGGATTGTTTCCGCTCTCGTGTTCGTAGATGAACATCTTCGCGTCACTTACATCTGTTTGTATAGGCTTAGCATAATCTGATGCTAATGGTGGCAAGTCTATAGTGACTGCCACCGCCCTGGTATATGCAGTAGGTTCGGGCTTGTCTACTGCTGGGTTTTTAACTGTGCAGTGATTTTATTTACTTCAGATTGGTGGTCGCTATATCCCCAGTTATGTCCTACGAAGACCAAACCTACAATAATGAGGGTGTATAGTGCGTACTTCATGGTGTTGTATTTGATCTTATTAACGGTGACTGTATCTTTCATTTTTGGTTCCTTTTTATTTTGTAATGCGAGTTCATCCTCGACATCTCGTATTGCTTTATTTGCTTCTCGTTCAGTTGTTTTCATATGTACTCCTTGCGATATATTGCTGGTACTTAATGATTGCGCCTAATTGATCTAGAATGGAATCCATATAAGATGTCCAGGTTTCATCGGGTCGGGTACGAGGTTTTCAAGTCCTTCGCCAACGATATATTCAACAGTAATTATCTTTTGCTTCTCTGCTTCGCGGGCATCTCGTGCCTCGGCTTCCATCTCTTGCTCAAAGTATTCTTCGTCTGTAAGTTCCATACTATTCTTTCTTCATATCCTTAAGCTGCTGGATAATTGATGATGCATCAGCAGCAGAGTGAATCCTGTCGTATACTGCAACGAGCCACTTTTCATCTTTACCTAAGTCAGTTCCTAACTTCTTGATGAGGTCTAGCTGGTTAGCTGTAGCTGGTCGTGCAGAAGAGGCTCTAGGCGTCTCCTTCTTTTCGGCCTGTTTCTTGTATTCGTCTGTGTCAGCATCTTTTGTATCGTCGATATTGTACATACCGTTTAAGGCGTATTTCCTGGCATATGAGCTAGCAGCACCAGTAATCTGAGCTTCGTCCATACCTTTCTTCTGGGCTTCTTCTCGGGCCCATCCTTCTACGGAGTACTTCTGATCTCCTGTAAGCACGGTCACAGTGGCTACAATGTAGTAACGTTCACCGATTACCCTTACTTCGTCAGTTATAGTCTGTGTTAGTCCAGTTTCTTTAAGTAGCGGTTTAAGTGCTTCAAGGATTCCCTCAGCACTTCGGTATTCATAGTTACCGAAAGAATTTCTCCTATCTTTCGGCGCTTTTAGAGCTTGTTGGACTCTACTTAATTTCTCTAGCAATTCTTGCATATAATCAAAGTTCCTTTCTCTATTCTGTATTGCAAAATTTAGTAGTTGGTTGAATAGATACGCCAGTGAGCAAATCGGGTTCTAAGACCCTTATGACCTAGCTACTTCTCCGAGGGTGCACGTCGCAGGGAAAAGATCAGAGCCGAGGTAATGCTCACTGGCGTATCTATTCAATTCTTCTTCATTACCCACAAGGGATGGCCTCAGCCTACCCAAAGTCAACTATTACCCCAGTGTGACGCCACCCTTTGTGAATAACGAACATGCATACCTTAGTTCACTAATCCCTCCAGTAGGTAGTTGTCGCATTTCGATAAACTGTCGGCTCTATATAAATGATTAGCCCGTTCGTAATGCTTCATACTTCCACCATCTCTTGGTAGTAGTTACTTCGTGGCGTTTACCACTCGGTTCTTGCAAATGAATTGTTAAGGTCCTACACCTTTGGAAATATCAATCTGCAATTGGTACATCCATTCGGTGAAACAAAAATAACCGCCTCGTTGGCGGTTTATGTCTTTATATCCCGGCGGCAACGAGTATTGGCGTAGAACGGGTAATAAAAAAGCACCCTATATGGGTGCGAAGGAGTCTTAGTTTACAAAACAGCTGCTCTAACCAGCTGAGCTAAAGCGG